GTAATTTTAGACTTCGTGTCTTATCATTTAGAAATTTGTTTATGGCTTTCTACTTAGCTTTTGCTTCGTTTCTTCTCGTTGTCTTTATTAGTACGTTGTCTGAACATTTAATCGATTACCATTTCGTACTGGTAGTCCTTTGGTGGATTTTCTCTGGTAGTGTAGCAACATTTGTTTCATATTTGCTTATTCCTATCATTGATGAATTTTTAGCTATCAAGGATTCTTTAACCATGTCAAGATCAGAGCAAATGTTTCACATTATTCGTGTTTTGAGTATTGTTAAAACTTTGTCTCAGATTAAGGATAAGAGAAGTCTCGTATCTCAGGGAATCATTCTGGCAACCCAACTAGACCCTCGAGAGCGAAAGTTTTTCATCAAGACTATAAAATCTTTTGCTGTCTCTTTTTGTTCAACAGTCGGATTTGTTCCTTCATCTGCTTGGGATAATATCTTATGGATGGAAGAAAAAGTCTTTAATTTAGACGAGTTCTTCCAGTGTGAACAATTTGAACAGTTACGTCGTCTCTGTGCTTATTTAGTAACATTTAGTTTTGCCACATCGATTGGTGTCAAGTTTGTTGATTCAAGTTTCAACAAGTTTTTCATTAAAGCATGTCAGAAATCTACAGCTACTCAGTCCTGGGCTGAGATAGCAGCCGATGTTAGTAAGATCGTGATTTCTTTTCTGAAAATAGGTTTTTGCTTCTTTTTAGGGAAAAATATATCCGAAGCTTTTATTAATCGAGATCCCATCCAAAATTTTTTCGCTGCGTATGATATTCCTTCACAGGATTTAGACGCGGCGGTTAAAGGAGAATCTGTTGACTATCAAGGTTTACTTGAAACGGCCAACAGATTAATTAGTGAATCTCGTTTTCTCAAAGCTGGAGCTTTATCACATCGAGTTGCTTCAGCAGCCAATGACTTGAAACTGAGAGTTGATCGCTTAAAAACTGCATTGTCTAGTACAGGCCTTCGAAAAGCCCCATTCTCAGTCTTAATTTATGGACCCCCAGGTATCGGTAAAACTTCTGTTTGCCGTTTGATCATCGAATCCTATCATGCTATTACTCGGTCTCATGGCCGTAATTTAGATCTTCGAGAAAACTTTGGTGATTGTATTTACTATCGTAATCAATTTGATGAGTACTTTAGTGGATA